AGCGAGTTGGTTCTCTTCCATCCACTCATCTGAGACATACTCAAGATAAGAATCTACACGTTCTTGAAGTGCTTCTTTTTCTTCGGCAATCTCTTCAGCGAGTCTTGCCTCGTGCTCTTCTTCAATAGTAGCACGGATTTCAGCGACCTTTGAATTTATGGCAGCTTCAAAGATGGTCTTTGCTTTTGCCTTAAAATCTTCAGAAAGTTCTTCGCCGCCTAAAAGGGCATTAACATCATCTTCCATGTCATACTCCTCTTTAACGTCGTCTTCATCATCACCATTCTTTTTCTTCTTGTTAGGAGCACCCGCAAGATCATCATCTTTCTTACGCTTCTCCTCCTCTTCTTCAGCACCTTCTGCTTCAGAAATTATTGGTTCTTCAGTCTCGACTTCTTCTGCCTTGACTGCATTTTTATTCACCACATCCTTTACCTGCTTGAGAGTTGCCCCAGGTGATTTCAACTTAGCTGAATCATTAGTAGGACTATAGTTTTCAGGTGTTGGACCACCTAAATCTTCTATTGGTGTAAGCCCTTGAGGAGTATTCTGTAACTTGCCCATTGGTTCTGCTGGTTTAGCGTTAGCATTAACCGCAGTCTTGGATTGGGTTACAGCCTCTTCCATGCTTTGTAATTTTGTGCCACGAGACATTTTGGTAACTCTCCGAATTCCTGTAATTAAAACCTATATTTATTTAGAAGTTTTATATGTTTGATAAGAAATCATTAAATAACGAGAGTTTTTTCTCGTCTAATGCTTTCTGATCAACTAATGTATTGATGGTTGCATAGGTTTTTTCTGCGAACTTCTCACGCAAAATACCTCCATCCCATACCCAGTCCTTTCCTTCCATAATTCCCTCAACAAATGCATCGGGAGCAGAAGGATCAGCAACGATATCAGCAGCAGTTGCTAACATAAAATCGTCACTAACTACGTTTACACCTTCACGGGTTGGTTTTAATGAACCAATACCACGAGATGAAACACCAAGTTTGACACCTTCATCAATAAGTGAAGATGCAATCTTACCCATTGGTGTGCCAAGAACCTTAGCCTTACCAATGAAATTAGAACCACTTTCTTTAAGTGATACTATTTTATGAGAAACCCTGTCGAGATTCACAGTGGGTGTATCAGGATGACCCAATTCACCAAGTGCTCTTCCTGATTGAATATGATTCTCATTATACCGAGAAACTTCCTTACGAAGTGTCTCCATTGGATACATTCTACCATTACGGTTTTTAATGTTTCCTTGAAGGAAGACTCCCTCAATATACATAGACTTTTTACCGTTGCGATTTTCAACGAGAAATTCTATGTCTTCAATTTCTTCTCTAATGAGTTTCATCAGGCTTCCCCTGTAGTTTGAACTTGTATAATATGAAGTCCACCTGCACCACCATCACTTCTTGCTGCAATTCTTGCAGAAGAATATAAGGTAGCACCTGGAACATTAAATCCACCATCAGCACTAAATGATGTCATAATTCCACCCGTATTACCATCACATGTTAATCGAGTCTGGTGATATCCATTAACTCCATTACTGGTATTAACATCCGTAACTCTTGCATGATCAAACTTAAATTCTGGCATTGTAGCAATACCAGTTCTTAAACTTACATAGTTACCAACACTAAATGGAACTTGCATTCCTTCAGGACAATCAATTATTGTTGCCGTGTCACTCGTTGTAACTCCTACTACAGGACAAGAATATCTTTGCATTGAAAGAGTTTCCGTTTCTCCTGCAGGAATATAATAATCTGCGGATGTTGCGGTGGGAGATACTGAAGTTTGGGAAATGGAAATATGTGCTCCTTCAGTTGTAGGAGTCAATCTCACATATTGGGATTCAATCACAAAAGATGTAGAAGCAACTGACGCTAAAGCCGTCGTTACTGACATCCCTGTTCCAACTACTACTCTGTGTGCCATTATTCTTTAAAGTCCATTTAATAGTTATTTAGTAGTTATTCTTCTGACTCTTCTTCTGCAGAATCTACAATAGGTGCATCCAAAGGATCAACCCAAGATTCATCAGAAACTTCATCAGTCTCATCATCTACTTCCACCTCTTGATCACCAAAAAGTGAGTTAGCAACATGAGGTCTAAAAGCATCAACTTTTTCACCTGATTTGGCATATAATAAGTCTTTAATTTTGTCAGTTACCTGAGCAGCAGACTCATCAGCACCAATCAAATCCATTAATTCATCCATTTTAAGTATTATTCAAAAAGTTAACTAGTTGTATTTATATTTCTCCACCCTTAGGTGTTGGAAGCTGGTTAATTGTATCCCTAGTGGTTGCCGTATCTACAGCACTAGATCTCAAAGGAGCATCCGCTACATCTGGTTGTGGTTCTTCTTCTGGTATAGGCATTGGTCTCATTCCACCAGTTCCTTCAGGATCTAACATCATATCAGCAGGATCAGGAATGACACCATCAGCTATTTCATTTTCAATCATTTCATCCTGTTCTCTGATTTCTTCATCAGTTTGACGTAGAACATTACGTCTAACCCAATCTTGAGAATAATATTTACCGATATAAGGTTCTGTTGCACCTAGAAGAGCTAATCTCTCATTTTGCAACTCTGCTTCTTTTAGTTCTGTGAAATGATTATCATATAAGAAGTCATATTGTATATGCTCTTGCATTATCTCCCAATCTTCAGGAGTAATAATATTCTTAAGAAGCAATTGACTTCTAAGCATATCACTGAACATTGCTGAGAATCTCTTTCTCAAACGTCCAACAAACTTACTAAATTTAACTTCATCACGAAGTATCTCAGAAGATCTTCCAAGGTTAAATCCCCCATCTCCTTCTATTCTAGAGATAGGAACATTTAATGACTTGAATAGTTTCTTCTTGAAGTATTCGATGTCTGTGATTTCTCCAAGATTCTGTCCTCCAGGAAGAGTAGAAATTTCAGTTCCACGTCCTCCTTCTCGTCGAGGAAGCCAGAAATCTTCAAGCATTGCCATGTACTTCTTGTCATCACGAACCTCTCCAGTGTTAGCGTCGTATACAAGTTTGTTACGATATCTCATCATTACATCACGGAGATATTGCTCTGCCTTTACTTTCGGTAGATTTCCAACATCAATATAAAAAATTCTGCGTTCTGGAGCACGAGATAATCTGTAGATAACCAGACTATCCTCAATCATTCTAAGTTGATTGAGTGATTTAATTGCCTTATGCAAATATGATAATGTTGATCCTTTATTCCTATCTACTAATCCTGATGTACAATATGTAATTGAATCTTTTGTAAATTTAACTCCTTTATCACCTCCCATTGCTGCTGGAGTAGCAGTAGGATACAAATCTTTCGGTGTATATAAGTAATATTCTTCTAATTCAGGAAACTCATATTCCATTGGGTTGCTTTGATTCACATTCCCAAGACGATCTTTATTATTTTTCTTCTGTTTTCTTACATAACGCATTTTCATTGCGTCAATATAACGCAATTCCTGTATTCCTTCGTGTGGGGCTTTTAAATCAATTACCTTATTATAGTATAATCTTCCATCAATATACCAATTCCTATAGATTTCATGAGCTTTCTTTTGAAAATCCAAGAGTTCTAGAATAAACTTGAACTCATCTCTTACCTTTTTCTTGATTCCATCACTTGCATTTAAATGATCAAGATTGATCTCAACAGGACTATCGTTTGAATCTGATACCAAAGTTTCGTTTACAATATCTTCAATAGCACTATCACACTCAGGGTGCAATGCCATTTCACGATATCTTTTAATTAATTCAAATTCAGTCCTATAGACACCTTCAATATCAACGTATTGACCAAAAAAACCACTACTCAAATAATGGTCATTCCCGTCCTCGTTTGAAGGAGGAACGGGAGAGACTATACCTGAAGATTGTGGTTCGTTGTCCTCTATCGAGAACCCAAATAACTTAGCCATGATTTATGTTAAGATGCCCTTTATTTCACTATTTATCACACTATTACAGTGCCAGTTTGATCAGATGGTGTGGCAGAACTTGAATCAGAACCTGCGATCCAGTATTGAACTTGGAAGGTAACAGTGTATTCTTCAATAGCATCACCACTTTCGTAGGAAAGATCTATTGAGGAAACCTCTGTTGGGAAAATACCATCAAAATAGTATGTTCTTAATGGTTCAAATGATGCACCACCACCACTTCCATCACCTGGAGATGTACCAGCAGTACCAAAACGACCTTCGGGTGATCTTCCTAACTGATTAACAGTCGCATTACCCATATATGAATTAGGGTTAGAAGGTCCACTAGCATCACTTAACTTACTAATTCCATTCATCCACTGTTCAAATGAAGTTCTAAGTTTGAAATCTTCATCGTTGATAACAGTAACTGTCCAAGTATCAAAGGTTCTGTCACCAGCAACCTTTAATATTCTTCCTCGGAAAGGAATTTCAACTGGTGTAATTGAAGATGCTGGCATTGCAGCAGCCTTACAAAGAAACTGAAAAGTTTCGTTGTCCCAATTATCTGCATATTTGAAGTCATTTATGTTGACTTCAAACAGATTAGGACGAGCACCGCCACCAGCAAGTCTCGACTTAAATTGGGTAATTCCTCTCCATTTTTCC